GTTTTCATAAGAAACAAGTGGTCTTTTTTTAGCATTTAACCAACCAGAAATAAGGTTTTTTTTCCAAATCCAATCATACTTATAATTCTTAATATTACTCATTCTTAAAGCACTACTAAAAGGCTCACTGCCAAATAAAACAATAGCACCATTAGGTTTAATAATTCTATTCAATTGTTCCCACATCAATTCAAAGTCAATAACACTATCCCATTTACAAGCAGTAGTTCCATAGGGTGGGTCTGTAATAATAGCGTCAATACTATTATCTTTAATAGTTTTCATTACTTCAAGGCAATCGCCTAATCTTAAATCTATCATATTTTATTTTATTTACATAATTGCATACCTTCCAAAGTTAGGTTTGCTTAATACGGAATAAGTTGCATACCTTACCGCATCAATTGTATGATTATGCTTATCAATTGGTTTGTTTATTGTTTTACCTGTTCTATCTTCTTGCCATTTGTAGTTTCTAAATTCTTGAATACAATTATGGCTATCTTTATGAATGTGTATTTTAAAGCGTTTTAACAAGTCTATTCCTGCATTGACACTATCAGCACCTTTTAAACTTGGTCGTATGTTAAAACCCATTCTACGCAGTTCCTCAATCAATCTTGGCTCTGCACTATCAAAGTAAACTAATTGTCTATCTATTCCAATATCTTTCCATTTGTTTGCAATATCAATAGTTGTCATTTGTGTTTGGTAAATATGTTCTTTTACATAAAGATTATATCCTTGCTTGTAAACACTTACTAAAGTTGTAGGGTCATTTGTATAACCAGCATCAGCACCATAAGATATGAACTCTGCATCATAAGGTAACGTATCAAATTCGTAATAATTAAAGATAGTAGATTTTGAAATAGATTTTAAACCTAATCCATAAATCTGCCAATAGGTTTCGTCTGTTTCTTTTAGTCTTTCAATCTCTTCTCTTATACTTTCATTTAAAAAAGTATTATCTAGGTATGTAGTTATAAATAGTTCAGCATCATCTCTAGGAATTACTTTGTCATAAATCCAATGGTACTCATCAGATGGATTAAAGTCTAATATGATTTTATCTTCTGTTCTAAATATTAACTGTTGAAAGTCTTCGTAATCTAGTTCGTTTGCTTCGTTTATAAATAGCAAGTTTCTTTTACGACCTCTTACTTTTTGTGGTTGGTCTAAACTTATAAACTCAATAAGGTTTCCGTTTAACTTATATTCGTGATTAGACTTATTGTGTGCCTCCTCTGAATAAAAACTATGTGCTTTTAGTATATCTAAAAAGTCACGCATAACAGAAGAACGAACCGCTGGAAATGTTTTTCTACAAACTGTTATCGTCTTTCCAGTATTCTCTAGGCAGTATTTAAAAATAATAAAAAGCAAAATGTTATAAGTCTTTCCAGACCTAGTTCCGCCTTGCTCTATTGTTATTTTTTTATCTGAATGTAGTAAATGTTTAAATACTACGTTAGTGTTTATTTTCAATTATTTCTATTTGAAAGTTTGTAGGCATACCATCTGCTCCAGTTATTTCTTGTCTTTCAATGTAACCTCTTTTCTTTCCTTTTGTTTTTAAATAGAATATCATTTCAGAAGTCTTGCCTTTCTTTATATTTTTAAACAGTTGACTTTCTACAAAATCTAAAGCCATATTTTCAATATCATTAACTTCTTTTTTATACTCATCATCTTCACGCATCCATAAGTAATGTGTGTTTCTTGAAATACCTACAATTTTACAAGCAGTAGTTACAACACCTAAAGATTGTTCAAGTGCTTCTATCATAGCTTTTTTAAGTGTAACATTTTGTTTATTCATAGTTATTTCCATTCGTTTGTACAATCGATACCATTTCTCTTTATAGTTAAAGTATCATCTAGTTTAATCATTCGCTTTACTATTACATCGCAATATTTTGGGTCTAATTCCATACCGTAGCATTTGCGTTTTAGTTGGTGTGAAGCTACCATTGTACTTCCGCTTCCTGTAAACGGCTCAAACAAAATC